ATACAGGTCGTAAGCTTGGCCATAATAGCCGTTGGCGTTGTCATAGCCGGACTTCAGCGCGGCGTCAGATTGCTGCTTGGCTTTGGCGAGGTCGTCGCGCTGGTCATCGCCAAAAAACGAGCCGAAAAAACCCACTTGATCCTCCTAGGCAGCGACAGTTGAAGACGTATCGCACGCGCGCCATGCGGTGCCGTCGTAGTACACCATCACGCCAGTTCCATTTCCTGCACTCTCACCGGCCTTCCGGCCGTTTGAGGCAAACGCGACACGCACAACGCCGGACGTCGGCAATCCTGACACTGTGTAGGTCGGCAGCGGCAGCACCGGGAGTTGCTGCAAGATGCGATACCAGATCGGGCGGATCATGCCGTTGCTATCAACGAACGGCTCTGTCTGACTGGGCAGGGCAATGTTTGCCACTACTGCGCCCCTTGCGGATCGAGCAAGGCGTTGCCGCCTTGCTGCATCGCACCCTTGACCGCATCCATGCCGTACATGCTTGCAGCAGCGGCAATGCCGTATTTACGGATGATATCGATTAGCTTGTCGTCAAACACAACGTAGTTGCGCGTACCGTTGTTGGCGCGTTCTTGATAGGTATGGCCAGGGATGCCGGCGTTTTTAAAAAAATCCGTTACGCTGCTGCTTGGCCCTCGATTGTAATAAGTGCTGGCAGGCCCAACTTCACCTTCGGGCAACACGCGGTCCAAAGCGTAAGCAAGCCCGCCGCCTGTCGTGTATTTGCTCAATCCTTGATCAACAAGGGCGCGTTGCTGTTCTTCCGGCAAAGCTGATATGGCGCTCAACAGCTTTTGTTTGACCTCTGCAGGGTGCTCTGAAACAGCCTTGTCCCAATCGAGCATTTCTTCCGGCTTAGCGTTGATGTTGACTTCGTATGTTCGACCGTTCTTCTCCCGGCCTTGCAACTGCGGATCGCGGTAAAGCTTGGCGTAGTTTTCATCTGATGTCAGGTTGATGCCGACGCCGTAGGTGTTTCCGCCTTCGCCAGTAAATCTTTTAGATAAGTCAAATTTATCAAAATCGTGAGGGGAACCGTGATAGGCGCGGATGCCTTGGGGTTGCTCCCCCTTGCCTTTGAAACCTGGCACAAACGCCATAGCGAGCGCCGCCATATCAGCAGCGTCCGGGGCCTTGCGATCCATCAGCGACGTGCCAACTGATCCAGCCGCTTGTCCCAGCCCATAAGCGCCCATCGTTGGGCTGATCGCTTCTGACACTGGCGCCAGGTAATCGTTGGGGCGCTCTGGTCCTGCTGTCAGCGTGTCGGGGCGGCGCAACAAGTTGTTCTGCAAGTATGGGTTGCGGGACGCCTGCCGCGCAAGGTCAAGCACGTTGTATTCCGGGACAAGTGCGTTCCAATCGCTCATGTTCCCATGCTTTCCACGTCAACCGTGGCCCCTGTGAACCCTTTAACAACAGCAGCCGACACCGAGAATTTAAACGTCCGCCCATCTTCTCGAGCAACCCCGAGGCGATTGGCTTTGACACGAGCTTTTGTGTTGCCCTGCCGACCGATGGCAAACTGCCGCTCTGATGACCAGTTGATGCCGCCGTCCTCGCTCCACTGCAGCATGACGGCCGGGTCGAGGTCTGCCGGTGTTGTCGTGTTGAGGCCCACGCCTGGGATCACGTCGAGAAACAGCGCATTGAACCGCAACCGACCCGGATAGGAATGTACCGGAGGCGTCTGCACCGTCATAATCAGCGGCTGGCCGGCTTCGTCGTAGGTTGATCCTGACAGCTCGTAGAGCTTGGGACTTGCGTAGTCGCCAGCGATCACCTTGTTGCCAAAAATAACCGTAGATGATGCCGTCCAGCGCTTCAGCCCGTAGGATTGCCGCTCGTGCCAAAGCCCTGAGTTGAGGTCGTAAACCCAACAAAACGTGGTGTCTTGGATACCGTAATACTGCCGCCCGCCTTTGGAGTAGGCAAACGACGTTATCAAGGTCGGATCAGACGCGCCCGTAATTGAGCGCTCCACGGCATACGTCGAAATCCGCGTCCCGCCGTACCCGTCCATCCGGCGCACCGTGGCGTCGTTGGCGATCCAGACCAGCGTCCGGTCAACCTGTTGTACGCTGCCAGCGGCAAGGCATCCCGTTTGGATCGCCTGCACCGGAGAAAAGGCGAAGTCTGCACCACCCGTGTCCTGCCACCACTCGATTGATTGTGAGCCAAAGAACACAAGCTCACGCTCGCGCGTGGCACTCATCACGGTCGCGTCGGGGTAGCGCTCTGCCGTGGCGAAGTCCAAGGCGTCGATGCTGAGCGCATCATTGACTGATGTCACGTACCACTTGTCAGAACCCGCCGTGGGCAGGATGAAATAACCATCGAGCTGCGTGATCGACGACGGCGCCGGCAGATCGGGGTCGTTCACGAGGCTCATCACCCCGTTGCGGATCGCATAGTAAAGCCCGTCTGACACGATGCCGATATCGGCTACCGGCGCCCGCCGATTGCGCACCATCGTCACCGGGCCGTCAGTGGGTAGGCCCCCAATGCGTGTGTAACCGTAACCCGTATCAAGCTTGTAGACTGAGCGGCCCACGACGGCATACAGGAAGCCATCAACCACGATCATGGCGCGCACGCCCCCATCAATGGGGAACGTCACGGCGCTTTTCAGCCCCGACACGGCATAGACAGGCCAGCGGGTTTTGCCCTCTTGGCCCGCATCTTCAGCGTGACAATTGATCAGCCGTGCGGCGCCTGCGGCCGGGTAGCGACCCGGGTTAGAGCTGACGCCTAGGCTAATCGGCTTGATCGTCATTAGTCGAGGTGGTCAGCAGCGTACAGGCCGAAACACACACCAAGCGAAACGAACAGCACCATCTGCCAGAAATAGAGCATGTACATTAGCTGATGTTCCCATCTGGAAGCAGCACGCCAGACACGCTGAAACGCTGGCTGGGCATGGTCTGCAGGGCCAAATCGTACTTAGCGCCGGGGGTCACAAAGAAGTCTTTCAACAGCATCTGCCAGCCGGCCTGTGCTTTCGCTGCCGTGATTGGAGACGCTTGCACCGAGAACAACGGCGCAATGTCCATCGCCAGCAACGAGATCACGCCACGGTCGTGCAGTGAGTTGAGCGGTATGGAAGCGTCAAGCGTCAGCGGCAGCGCCGTGGTTGCCGTGTAGCTCCAATAGGTCGCGTACAGCGGCGTCGTCGGCGGGCGGTCATTGGTCGTCGAGTAATGCGCCAGGATGCACGCAAACGTCAGGCCATCGACCGTAACACCATCACCGATGGCATAGGTCTGGTTCACGTCCCACGGGCCACGCCAGCGCGTTGCAGACGGATAAGCGAGCGTAATGCCCCAACCCTGCCAAGCGTACATCATGGCGTTAAGTGCATCGAGCCCGTCTGAAATTGCAGCCGCGCTTGGGTCTTCACCTTCGGCGTAGTACTGCAGTTCTTTGAGGGCGCGCGTAACGGCCTGCCTAGCTGTTAGGCTCATCTGTCACCTTGCGAGGACGGCCGCGCTTTTTCGGGGGCTGAAGATAATTGACGGGCTCACCGTCTGCCAGCGTTTCCGGCTCAACGTCAGGCTCGGCTTCATCTTCGGTCTCTGCCGCGTGCTCCGCGTCAATCGAGGCCTGCAGCAAGCCTTTGAGGTCTTCCGAGCTTTCCGGCACGCGTGGTTCGATCACCGCCGGCGTTGGTTCTGCTGCTGCCCCGAACGTGATCTCACCATCAGGATTAACCACCATGTCGGTCGGCGGCGTATCCTGCCAGCCCTCATTGGCCGGCACGTCGGAGAGAGAGGCGAATAGCTTCGCCTCCCCCTTCCGATACATGAAGACCGGCATTAGGTGCCGGACATGCGGGTCGCGAGGCGCGGATCGATCAGCTTGCGTCCATAGAGCAAGTCAAGACGCCACTTGCTGATGTCGTTCGTCCCGTCATAGATCGGGATGACACGAACCGATAGGCCCTTATAGCTCTGACGCGAGCCGTTATAGGCGGCCTGCGGCATTTCCATCGGGACCACGGCCAGGCTCATCGCGTTCTTATGGAACACGAGGTTGTTGCGGTAGGCCGTCGAGGCTGTGCCGAGGAACGTCAAGGCGGCGTTATCTGCCGGCACGCTGTCGACCGTCTGGAATGCACCCGACGAGATGATCGGCGGCGATACCGTCAGCGTCAGGTTGCCTGAACCGTCAGACGAACCGTCAGCCGTCACAACGAACTGCTGCAGAACCGAGGTTTTGACCTTGGTTTTGGGGTTGACCATGTACACGTTGGCGATAGTGAAAATATCACCAGCCTTGACGCGCGAGGCAGCAGAAGCCGTCCAGCCGTCCGTGATCAGGCTCGAAGTCCACGTATTCTTCGCAGTGTCATAGGTGACGTTCTGCGAGGCACCGTTGACCAGCGGCGTGCCACCGAGCGGACCAACCGTGTGTGTGGGCAGAACTTGGGACATCTTGGTATCGATGCCGCCGATTTTGCCGAGGTCGCCGTCACGGTAGGCCGTGCCAACCAGCGTTGGCGAATATAAAGCCGTTTGCGAACCAACGAGGCCCCAAAAGTCAGTTGGATGCAAACCGGCGGTACGGCCTTCCATCGGAACCGACATGAGGTCAAGACGTTCAGCCGCCTTCGCAAAGCCTGCGAACGTGGTCAACGTCGTACCGGGCGTACCAATCCAGTTATAAGTTCCCTGATACATCTGCGTAAACACGTCGGACGCCATGCTGTTGACGATTGAACTCATCGCAGGCTTGATCACGCGCTCGGACAAGTCGCCAATCTTCAACGTCAATTCCTGGGACGTGAACTGGAAATCGACACCGATCTGCTGGTCGATCGTCAGCGTGGTCTTGCCTTCGATCACGTCCTGCGTGGACAGCGTGGCGCCGGAACGAACCGTAAAGTCAGCCGGGCGACGGATGTTGATCGTATCACCGATCTTGTAGCCGTTGACGCTGTTGGTGAACTCGTCTTCGTGCGCGCGATGCAGGTTTTTCAGAATGCCAAGCTCGTTTTCGAGGATGACAAGTGCCTCCTTCGCGACGATGGAGGCTGTTAGTGCTGTATTGCTCATGGCTGCCTAGCCTTTGATTTGGTCAGCCGTTCCCTTTCCGCCACGCTGCATATTCTTCCATGGTCATGTTTCCGGGGTCTTTGGCCCCAGGGGTAGCACCACCATTCAGCGTGGGGGGAGGCGACGGCGCGGTTGAAACCTTGCGAACAGTCGGAGCGGATGACACCCGATGCTCAATGTCTTTGATGGCAGCGCCTTGAAGATGATCCGGGAGTGAGCTGATGTAATGAGCATCACGCGGATTGTTGGCCAGATAGTACGCAATTTCTGGCGCTTTATCGCTTGCAGCGATAATTTCCGCAGACTTCTCAGTCACCGGCACACGAGCAAATTTCTCAATTAGATCCGGCATCCGATCAGCAACCGCTTCGACTTTCGTCAAAAACGTTTCTTGCTGAGCCCTTAACGCGCGCTCATTTTGTATTGCTGCTGCGGACTGTGCTTCTTCTAGCCGTTCAGCTTTGACCGCTGCACGAACGCGCAAGCTGTCCTGCTGATCGTAGGGAAGTTCATCAACTTTGACGTTGGTGAGCTTTTCCAACTCTGACCGGAGGCGCGCAACTTCCTGCAGGGCGATCGACCGTTCGGCCTCTGCCTGCTTCTTTTGCGCGTGGATTTGAGAAATACGCTCTGAAAACGGTACTTTCGGCTTTTTCTCGTCTGGCTTCTGCTGTTCGTCGGGGGTTTCGGTCTCCGACGGCTGACCGGGCGCACCATCTTGAACGGGTGCGGGCGTTTCCGTTGGCACAGGCTGCAACGGTACAGGTGACGCATTAGGTATGACTTTCGGACCGTCCTCTAGGACGGTTTCCGTGGGTAGATCAGTCATGGTGGTTTGCTCACTGGTTACTTACGGCCGAGGCCGGGGGTATTACGGGCTAGGCGGTATCTGCCCGGGATGCTGCTGAGCTTGGAACTCAGCTAACTGTTGCGGATCAATCGGACCCTGACCGCCACCCGGAGGAACATTCATGGGCGGGCCTGGCATTGGTCCGGGTGGCGGTCCCTGTGGCGGGATTTGCGGGGGCATTTCATCGCCAAACTGCACCGGGAACTGTTCGGCCAATCCCTGCGGCGGAACCATCGCTTGCGCGAGTTTCACCATCGTATCGGCGCGTAAGTTCTCGGTCTTGGCGTGCAGCTCAGCGGCTTTGCCAGCAGCCATCGCCACGTTGATCTGATCCATTTGTTGCTTGACCGGATCAGGTGGCGGCTGCGTCTCGGGTTTGTCAGGATCGGCCAAAATGTTAGGCGGTATCGTGTTGCGCAGGCGCTTCGCAAGCTCGTCAGCACCGGGCCAATCAAAGTTCTTAGCAATCAGGTCGGCCGACACGGCGCCAGCCTGTGGCACGGCCTGAACGAACTGCAGCATGCTGTCGGCGGCTTCAGCGCGTTTCGTCGAGTAGGACTTGCCGACCTTGACGCGAATATCAAACTTGCCGGCCGACAGGTCATTGACCATGACCGGCACGCCACCGACGCCCATCACCACCTGATTGATCGTGACGGGCTCGTGCTCGTTATTGTTGGCGCCCTCATCCGGCATCAACCGAATAACGCGTTCGTTATCGTAGACCTTGGGTATGAGGTCAATCAGCACCCGGCCAGCGTATTCAAGTGACCGCTGCAGGTTGTCGGCAAAGTGATAGTTGGCAACGTCGCTTTCGTGCTGGCGTCGGCCAATAGCAACGCCTGACGTTTCATTCGATTGCTTGCCGAGACCAGCATCATAAATGCCGGTCGTCGCCTTCATATCGTCGGAGGCGATCTGCGCCTCTTGGATCAATGCCGTTGGCAGCGGTGGCGGCGCCTCACGGAACGGCTTGGCGCCTGGCGCATCCTTATCGGGCTGATACGGCAGATACGGGCGGTTGGTCTTTCCTGCCGTGTCCCACAGACCCTTGAATGGCGCCACCATGTTGGGCGTCACGAGGTAGGGCGCCTTGGGGGCTAGCGCAATCGCTTCAGCCGTAGCCGTGCGGTAGTAGTTGTAGAGCTGCTGGGCGTCGCGGGCGAACCGGATCACACCATAGCGATAGGTGCGGTTTTCAAGTGGGAACTCGCCGCCGATCACCGGCACAATCGGGATGTACTTTCCCGGCCATTTATGCGGGCCTGACAGCACCTCGGCGCCAGACACCATGTAGCTCTCAACGTCGTAGGCATCGACCTCACGCGTCTTGGCAATGGGGAAGTAGCCTAACTCCCCTTCACCCCTGCCGGTAATGTCGATCACGCGCCCGTCTTGAAGCTGGGCTAACGTCTTTTTGACCTTGACCTTGCGCCAGTACTCGGCAATCCGCACCGTGTCGGACGTGCTCCAAAAAAGCGTCGTCTCTTTGGTATCAAGCGGGCGCTCGATTGAGACTTCCTGTGCCTTTGGATAGGCCGCCTTGAAGGCCGTGCGCGGGATAACCTCGCTGACGATGCGCCACATCGCGTCGGAGCGATCATGCTCGATGGCCGCCGGATCGTCATAGACGGACAGCGGGTTGCGGATGCTCTTGAACTTGATCTCAAGGTCAAACGCATCGTCGTCGCTGTACTCGGTGACAATCCGAAACCAGCCGATCCCGCATGAGGCTTGATGCTCGGCGGCAATCGAGAACACATGCGTGGCGCTTGAGCGGTACTGAATTTGCCGGATCAGACCGTCGTAAATCTTGGCCAGCTTCGGATCTTGCTGGTCGTCTTCCGGGATCGCCTTGATTGCGAAGTCGGCCTGCCGAATGTCGTTCGTGACCTGACGCACGAACTGCGGCAGCCGGTTCAGCGTCAGCATCGGACGGCCGGCGGCTTCACGCTCGCGCCGTACCGCGTCAGGCCATTGCTCGCCGGCTAGAAACGACAGATCAGACGCCGCATCGTGCCGGTTGTAGCGATCATGCTTCCAGCTATCGTCAATGCGCGTGCGCACCTCGTCAACGATAGCGTCCGCATCAGCCTTTGAGAGCTTCTTCGCGGCTTTGGTTGCGGGCTGCGATGTGTCTTGCATCACATGCCCAACCAATCACCCTCAGACGTTGCCACTGAAAAGCTGCTCCAATCCTGAACTTTGGCGGTGCTCATATCGATGGCAAACGTCAGTGCTGCCGCGTCTCCCAAGTCAGGGGAGAACGACAGCCGCTCTTTCACATGGTCTTTAGGTTCCAACAGCAATTGGCCGCTGGAGTTGAAGCGGGTAGCGCCGGCTCCCCGAATGATCGAGCAAACGTCGCCCTGGAAATCATCGCTGTCCGGCACCTGAACACCTGCGGGGTCGTCAAACCACTGCCGCATCAAATCCCACATCTCTGCGCGGCGGTTGGCATAGGCTTTGGTTTCGTAAGCCTTGGCCCCAAAATTCACCCCTTCGATCACGTCGCCCATGATCTCGCGCAAACGGTCGTAAAGACCGGCGCCGAGACCCGTAGTGTCGATCACCACCTTGGCGGCGTTGATCTGTTTGGCGATGCGCTGGACCTCGCCAGCGACAGCCATCAGGTCGTTGTGATCAATCCTCTTACAGATGTTGCCACCCAATCGGCGGCCCTGGCGGTCGATGAGCCCCGTTTTATCGCCTCCTCCGCGTGCAGGATCAACACCGAGAATGACGGGTCCATATCCTTGAACAGTGCGGTTCTTTCGTGCGGCGATAACTGCGGCAGAGCTGATAAAAGCGTCCGCACCTGACGTTTGAAAAGCTTCATCTGCTGTTGCTGGATACTCTTGTCTAAACATCCAGCAGGGTTCATCAGGATTGCCTCCGGCTAGAACGGCCATCTCGCGGTTTTTGCGCCATGCCCAATAGGTTTGATCGCGGGTCAGGCTGAAATGGCGCTCGTACTGTTCCCAGGCGTCAGGGATCACCCAATCGTCGTCTGGCGCGCGGGTGTATTCCTCATGCCAAAACCACGGAATGAACACGGCCTCGTAATCGCTGTCACCGCGTTCGGCCGCTTTCCACTCAGCATGGAACACATTGCCGATACCGTTGGCGGTACTCTCGAAGATGACCTCGGTTCCGGCCTGATCGGCGACGGCTTGGCGAATACCTGCAGCGTGGTTCTGCGCATTAGGCCAGAACGCAACTTCTGAGCCGTGAAACAATTGGATTGTTTGCGAACGGCCGACTTCAGCACTGCCAGCGGTGCCGACCTTGTAACCGCTATCAAGGCCAGAGAAGAACAGCTCTTTGGCGTTGCTCTTGCCAGTATCTGGGCGCCACATATCAGGGCAGTTGTCATGGAGCCGCTTTGCCATCCCGAATAGGTTGTCGGAGGCTTCGTCCAAGTGCGTGAGGATGAAAGCTCGATAACCGCGCTTATGGGTAATGCGCCAATAAAACCTGCCGGCGATGTATGTGCTGATACCTACTTGGCGCCCCTTCAGGACTAGAGCGCGGACTTTGCCGAGGCGAGCGCGCTGCGCTTCTAGTCGCTCGTGCAGGTAAGCTTGGCTACGATTGAGCCTGAATGGTGTAACGCTGCCAGACTTGGCGCGTATCTTAAGACAGGCGCGGGCGTAGTCATCGAAGTCGCGAGCAAGACGAATACGCAGTTCGCGTTCGCGATCACTGAGGGAAGCCATGGCCACCTTCGCTATGGGCTAAGGCCGCTTCGACCTCGCCTAGTGCTTCCTCTTGGCGGTTGATCGTCATTTGGCCGGAATGCTCGACGTTGGCCAAGCGCGGGTGGATGTAGGGCGCAGCAGCCTTGGCGCAATCGATCTTGGTCGTTAGGTCGCCAGTGGTCCGCATGATGGACAACAAGACCTGCAGCGGGGTGTCCCCGTCTGACTTCAAAGCGTCAACAGCTTCACGCACGGCGGCACGCTCTAACGCGGTCTTAGCGTTGGAGCTTCCCTTTGGCCTTCCGGCTCCGGGACGTTTACCGCCGCGCATCTGATTTCCCTGATAGAAAAATCAAAATATCAATCGTTAGCACTTGCCCTTCTTGCCACCCTTGGGCATCGGCATCGGGGCCGGGGCGGGCTTGGACATGCTGGCGGGCTTCATTGCGGGTTTCTTGGCCATTGGTGAGGTTCCTTACTTGCTGGCGAGCGACGTTGCGATAGTGACAATGCCCCAATCCATGAGGCTGCCGGGCAGTCCGTCGATACGGATGCCGAACACCTTAACGCAGACGATGCACCCTGCCGCGACGGCAACGATGGCAAAGACCTGCTTAATGTTGGAGACGAGGCCGTTGAGATCCATTTTCAAGTTCTATCCCCTGAAGTAAGTTTGCAGCCACGCGCAAACGATCATCACTCCAACGGCGACCAA